AATGAGTGATAAGGTAGTTAAAAAGAGCAAAGTTGGCACCGATAATCTATTAGTTAAGGGTAGACCAAAAGGCACAGGCTCTATTACTCCAATGGCTAAAGAGTTTATTGACGCTATATATCTGGAGGGTTTGCCTTATAATTTGGCTTACAAACAGGCTGGTTATAAATCGCCATATCATTTAAAAAGAGCACAGGAAATATTAGCGGTTCCAGCAGCGGTTGAATATGCAAACAGATTACAGAACGACGATACGGCTAAATTACAAGCATCCAAGACATATTTAGTGAAGAATTTGGTAGATAGATTGGATAAAGCAAAAGATTCAGATGCAGTAAATATCATCAAACAGATATCGCAAATGCTCGGATATCAAGTTCAAAAAGACGAAGAAGTACATGTGAATAATAAAATAGAAATAATTTGGGCTCCGCTTATAGATTTTGATGAAGGAGTAAAATGAGCGACAAAAATGTAACTAACGACAAAAATGTAACACAAGATTTAAGCAGTGATAAAGCAGTTTTAAGATACAAACCTCATGCGGCACAGAAAAAAGTACATGAAAGTAAAGCTAGATTCAAGATTATATGCGCTGGGAGGCAATCTGGAAAGTCTATTTTGTGCGGAGCTGACGTTATTTCTCGCTGTTTATCTGGTAAATATAATGAACATAGCACGATTGCGTGGGTCGCTCCAACTTTAAACACAGCCAAGCGAGGAGTTGATGCTTTAAAATTAATTACAAAAGAGTGTCCGGATTTGATTACTTGGTATAAATCTGCCCCAATTACAGCTACTTTCCCAAATGGTGTAAAGATATTATTCCTTTCCGCAGATAACGAAGACGGGTTGCGTGGATACTCATTTGACCATGTTATAATCGATGAGGCGGATTTTTTAGCGGATTATTTGTGGGATGACGTATTAAGAGCTGCCCTTGCTGCCAATAAAGCTTCGTTAATGGCTATTAGTTCTCCTAGAGCAAGAGGTACTTGGTTTCACAAACTATATATGCAAGGTATAGCTGGTAACGATAAAAGTATTGAATCATTTAACTTCCCCTCTTCTGCAAATCCAAAATTAACAAAAGAAGAATTGGATAAAATTAAACAAAGTACACCGGAAATGATTTTTAGAAGAGAATATCTAGCCGAATGGACTGATTCTGGTGGAGAGGTATTCCAAAAAATAGAACGCTGCCTATATAAAGACCACTCAGAAGATTGTAAGTGTAACTCTAATACTATTTTGGGCTTGGATTTAGGTAAAGAAGTTGACTTTACGGTTATTGTTGGTCTTTGTGCTAAATGCCGACACATTAAATTCATAAAGAGATTTAATGACATTGATTGGGAAATCCAGAAACAAATGATTAAAAACGTATATATTTCCACAGATACACCTACAGTAATTATGGATTCGACAGGAGTTGGTAACGCTATTTATGACGGTTTAACAAGTATAGGAGTGAAGATAACTCCTTTCCACTTCTCAAATTCGTCAAAACAGCAACTTATTAACAACTTACGCATACATATAATGGAAGGAAATATCAAGTGGAGGGCTGATTTAGAGAATGCCAATATTTTAAGGCATGAGTTGGAATGTTACGAAGTGCAGGAAACCAGAACGGGATTGATTACATATAACGCCAGACAAGGAGTAGATATACATGACGATACAGTTATTGCTTTGGCTCTCGCTTGTAATGGTTTATCCTCATTTATATCGCCAATTGTATGTCCAAAAGAAGAGAAAGTGGCTAATGATTTTACGATGAATTTTGTTGAAGTTGATAATAGTTTTGATTTTTGCGACAATAACCAAGTATTTTTTGCATAACAGAGGAGAATAAAGATGTTCAATATTTTTAAGAAGAAAGTGGAAGAAAAGGTTATAGAACAAAATATCGTTGAAGAAAAGGCAATTACTCCAATAGCAGTAACTAAACATAACATTGAAACAATCACCCAAGAAACATGGAGCGATAAAAAAGAAATGACTCAGGAAGATATGTTGAGTCAATATAAGTCTTGGTCATTTATTTGTGCTCGTTTAAATGGTGAATCGGTTGCAACACAAAAACTAAGATTATATGCCAGAACAGCTCCAAATCAGAAGCGAATCAAGAACTTTACAGCAAAAGAAGTTGATAAGAAGATGTTTAAATCAATTGTAAAGTCAATCCCTAATACGAAACCAGTAGAAATCATAGAAGAGATTTATGACCATCCTGTATTAGACCTGATATATAATGTTAATCCGAACTCCAACTACTTTGACAATATGCAATTAACACAAACATATATGGACTTGTGTGGTAATGCTTATCTTTATATTGTTTTTGATAAGAGTGGAATGCCTGCTGAATTATATCAAATGCGTCCAGATATTACAAAGGTAGTTCCATCAAAAGATAGCATCATCAGTGGTTATATCTATGGAAATAAAGATAAATCAGCTCTTAAAACAGATGAAGTTATTAGATTCTCAGTACCTAATCCTTCAAATCCTTTCTATGGTAAGAGTTGTATAGAGGCGGCTTTTGCTGAAGTATCACGTAATAATCTGTACAATCGCTACGAAAACAGTCAGCTTATTAATAATGGTAGACCTGATTTCATTATTAAATATGCAGGACAGCTTACTCAAGAAGACCAAAAGAGATTAACTTTAGAGTGGAATAGACTGTATAAAGGAACTCAGAGTGCTGGTAAAGTTTCTGTTATGGATAATAATTTTGACGTTGAGCCATTATCATTCAAACCACAAGAGATGCAGTTCTTGGAAGGTAGACATCAGACAAAGAAAGATATTGCAAGTATGTTCGGTATTCCTTTTGCACTTTTGGATTCTGAAAACCAATTGAAGGCTGGAATTACGGACATCCAAATATCGTATCAGCGGTATGGGATAGCACCAAGACTTCGTAGAATTGAGGATACGCTAAATGAAGCTCTTATAAAACGCTTCTATGATGATTCAGGTGATTTATTCTTTAAATTTGACGATTGTATTTCTGAAGATAGGAAACAGGATGCAGAAATAAACACAAAATACGTTCAAGCTGGCATAATTTCCATTAATGAAGCTAGGGAATATTTGGATTTAGACCCTGTTGAAGGGGGAGATGATATTAAAGTTGGTAATTCAAATTCAAATATAAAACCAGTTCAGGAGAGTACAAATGAAAGATAAAATAGCGTTTTCAAAATTTTACGAATGTATTGATTCAGAATGTCGCTTTTTAATAGACCAAGAGATATCTACTGTTGAGCGTGACACTAAAGAAATGCCACTCACTCGTAAAACAATAGAGGTAAAAGAATTTGCACCTATTGGAGAAAATGAGGCAGAAGGTTATATAAGTACACGTGAGATTGATTTTAGCTGTGATATTGTTGTTCCAGAAGGAGTTATGCTAGATGTTTACCAAAGACATCCAGTGGTTCTTTTTAATCACGATAAAACTAAAATCATAGGTAAATGCACGTCTTTGGTGGTTGATGAATATGGAATTAAAGCACGTATAGACTTTGCCCCAACAGAATTCGCACAAGATATTAGGAAATTAGTGAAGCATGGCAGTTTGAGCGGTATGTCTATTGGCTTCATTCCAGTTGATTTTGTTAAGAAAAACGAGCGTAAATTTGCACAAGAGAACTATATAATTAAGCAGAAGTATCCTGAATATAAAGGTAATGCAGAAAGAATTATCAAGAGCCACATATTACTTGAATTTAGTATGGTTGCAAATGGCGATAATTACAAAGCAGGAATAACAGCCAAGCAAATATCTGAGATGGAAATCAAATCATCCACTCTTGAAATGCTTAATCTTAAATGTTCTGATTGCGAAAAAGCTAAACAGGAATTCAAGGAGAAAATTGAAGAAGTTAAAAATATTACTGAAAATAGCACAAATATTGATACAAAAGAAGATATCGTTCACGTGGAAGTGGTAAAGCAAATAGATAGAAGCATTAAGATAATAAAGAGTGCTAAACAGAAAGAAGAAGAAGTGTTGATTGAGGAAAGAAAAGCTATGTTAAAGATGGAATTGAAGGAGATGGAAAAAGAGTTTACAAAAAGAGGAAAACTTTTGCGATATTAAAATCGTATATAGTGATAACGAGTTTAAATACGGTGACCCCGTTATAAATCAGCCTACCCCTATTTTATATAGAGATGGTAAAACAAGAAGGAATAAGATTATGAAGAAATTGGTGATAATCAAGTCATATAAAGATGGTGATAATGAAATCGCTATTGATACTGAGATTGAAGTTTCCGCTGAAATGGCTGTTGAACTTATTGAAAAAGGGTTCGCAAAGGAAATTGAAGTCAAGGTAGAAGCGGTTGAAGATACCAAACTTAGTGACTTAGAGGATGAGGTTAAGGAATTAAAGTCCAAGTTAGAGAATTTGGACAAAAAAGATAAGGGGGATAATAAAATTATGAATATTGAAGTGAAAGAACAGAATATGAGTCCAGAGATGAAGTTTTTGCAGGCTACTAAATTAGCTAAGTTCATCAAAACTGGCGTTGGTGATGCTGAGACCAAAGTTATCGCAGGTGCTTCAGAAAGCGTAACTGCTGATGGTGGTGCTCTGTTGGACAAGGATGTTATTGGTGGGATTGAGAAGGTTGTACTTGAGAAGTCTGAGCTTTTTAATCTTGCACGTAAAAGACCAGTTGGCAAGAACTTTAATTCGATTGAGTTGAAGGCTTTTGACGAACCTCTAGGAACTCCCGCTGACTATATTGGCGTTAATATCGTTGCGGTTGGTGAAGGTGCGGCAATGTCCTATCAGAAGAGAGCTGTAAAGGTTCTTTCTGCTCCCGTAAAGAAATTCGGTTGGTTGGCGGCTTTCACATCAGAAATCATAGAAGACGACGCTCATGGTATTTTGATGGCGGCTCAAGAGGATTTCGGTACTGCTCTAAGTTTAGTGCTGGATAACGAGATGCTTTATGGGTCTTTAAGCAACTTCACTGCGGCTGTTGGTGCTGCTGGTTCAAGAGCGGTTACGTTGGCTGATGCTTCTACTCCTACGGTGGCGGAACTTATGTCTATGTACATTTCGCAGATTAATAAGAAATCGGCTGAATGGTATATGAGTCCAGCGGTTCATAGCAATATTCTCAAATTGGAAGATACTGCTGGAAATCCTGTAATGGTTCAAAACTATGCTGTATCTCCTTATGGTACAATCATGGGTCGTCCAGTCAATGTCGTAAATTGCATGCTTGGGGCTAATGGCGAAGCGGGTACGATTGGTTTCTGCGATTGGAGCGAAGGTTATATAATCGGAACGAAGGGCAATGTACGGATGGAATCTTCAGTTCACATCCTGTTCGACACTGACCAGGAGGCTTATCGCTTCATTTATCGGGCTGCTGGTATGCCTACTAAAGCGAGAACACTTACGCTTAAGGGCGGAACGATTCTGAGTCCTCTCGTTTTTGGAACAGATAGCTAATCGTTGAGATAGATTGATTAATAAAGAGCCTTATAATGTAAAAGTTATAAGGCTCTTTTGTTCACATTAATTAAAATCGTATATATCTTTAAAGGCATATGGTGTGTTTTTTATAAACGCTCAGATAAAAGAGAAAAGATAAAGGAATATAAAAATGAAATTAGAAAAGAAATTGGCTATTCAGAAAGCGATAATGGGACAATCAGAGAAAGTAGATACTGCATTAAATGACCAACCTATAATTGATATACTTGCACCAAACTTTATGGAAGGTTCTATTTATGAACTGTGCAATAAAATCAATGTAACTTCAAATAACGGGATTACATTGCCTCGTTATGATACAAGTCGTGCCACCGATTTATCATTCTTTGGTGCAAGAGCTTATTGGGTTGACGAAGGCGAACCTACACCTGATTCTAAAATTCAATACGACAATAAAGCTATGCCATTGAGAAAGGTTATTGCAAAGATTCCAGCTACAAACGAGATTATACAAGACGTAGATGCAATGGTAGGTTATATTAATACAATTGGTGTAAATTCAGTTAAATATCAATTGGATAGAGCTGTAATATATGGTTTGAGTCAATTTGCTATGGGTGGCGTATGTGCTGGTGGTGACGAAGCCACAGTTTACGTTGCAGGAACAGGTACTTGGGCTGGAACTGGAGCTAAGATGGTTGGCTCTTATTATGGCGGAAGTAAAGGTGTTTGGGTAATGTCTCAAGATATATGGGCTGCACTTGTAACAGAACATCAGAATGATTTTCTATTGGATATGTTTGAAGGTAAAGCTTATTTCCTTGGATATCCAGTATTTGTTTGTTCTGCTGCAAAAGATGATTGCTTGATTCTTGGCGATTTCAGTCAGTACACTATAGTTCAAAAAGAGCTTAGGAAAGAAATTAGCGAACATGTGCTATTTGACAGTGACCAATCAGTTATTAAAATAGCAATGAGAGTTCAGGGAGCACCTATTTGGTCGTCTCCTGTAACTTTGGAAAATGGTTCAGTCGTTGCTCCTTTCGTGGCTTTAAATACGATGGAATATCAAGAATCAAGCGAGGAATGGGAACAATCAAGCTCTTCTAGTTCAAACTCAAGCTCAAGTAGTTCTTCTTCTAGCTCTTCAGAAGGTTTTAGTTCAAGCTCTTCTTCAAGTTCAGAAGGAAATAGTTCTTCTTCAAGCTCAAGTTCTAGCGATAGCACTGAATTAAGTTCTGATAGTTCTGAATCAAGTTCTGGCGTTTAAGTTACATAGGGGCGTCAAGTAGTTGAGGTTGCTCCTTTCCACTCTTCTACTTGACTGTCCCCGTTTTTAAGGAGAAAAATTATGCCTTTATCAAATACAACACTTTTTAGGAGAGACTTTCCTAATACTACTTATACTGACCAATCTATAATAAACGCTCTTCAACTTTCCACCGATATACTTATTAATTATTGTAATAGAGAATTCGAATATGGCACTCATACATCATATTTAAGTGGTTCTGGAGATAATTATTTAATCCTACCTATATATCCTATTGATAGAGTATTAGATGTAAGTACTGATTTATACAATGGAATCAATATAACAGTAGATTCTAGCGTTTATTCTGCAACAATTTACTCTGATTCAACAAAACTTACAGTAGATATAACAGATTTAGATGGAGATATTACTTCAACATATATTCTTTATTCATTAAATCCTAGAATGGGTGATATTGCAGATGAATTAAGTGGTATAACAGATATTACAGTTACATTATCTTCGCAATATAACAATGAGCCAAGCAGAAAGATTAAGCCTGATAACATGATTGTATTGGGTGGACAAACGGAATATATAAGGTTTTACAAATCAGATTTGGCTATTAAATTTGTAAGGGAGGATAAAACAGATGACGTTATTACATTCAATAGAGCACTTAATTCTGGTAATGCTAATATTTATGTTAAATACCGCGCTGGTTATATTTATCCCGTTGAAGAAGACGGAGATAGTTCCAGTTCCGAATCAGATGAAGTATATATTACCTACACTGTTCCAAATGATTTAATCAATATCTGTAATAAATTGGCTTATACTTTAATGACAGAAGGTAATGCGGAAAATCTACAAACTGGTATCTATAAATCAGAATCATTGGGGGATTATTCCTATACTAAATTTGATAATAATTCGCCTGTATCGCAATTACTATTAGCTGATAAACAAACACTGTCAAGATATGTAAGAAAAACATTGACATGGTAAGGAGAAAACTATGTCAAGGAGCGGTTTATACAGACTAACTTGTGAAATAAGAAGTAAAGTAACTACTACTGATTCTTATGGACAATATATTACTACCTATCAAACTCAATCTACTCCAAGATGTGGTATGAAAGAATTGAATGGACAGGAAATAGTTGCCTTAGGATTGCCGGTTCATACAAAGGTTATCAGAGTATATTTAAATCATGATATAGACGTTGTAGCAAGTGACCAAATCATAATTGACGATAGGATATATGAAGTCGTTTATATCAATGTATTAGGGTTGAGGACTGGATTGTGCAAAGGATTACAGGTAGATTGCAAGTTTATAGGGTTTTGCGAAAGTATGGATTACAGTTCAAGTTCTTCTTCTAGTTCTTCTTCTAGTTCTTCTTCAAGTAGTTCTAGCGGTTGTGGTGGAGATTTGTGTTTGAGTGGATGGGGAGATATTTTCGTTAACGGAGCTTATTATGATATAGGTACATTCAATGGCAAAACTTTATATTCTCAGGACGAGGTTGCTACACAAGATGGAGATTGTTATATTCAATTTGATAACGTACTTTATGCTAACCGATGGATTATAAACAGAAGATTAACATTCAATACAATATCAAGAAGATATTATTCAGATTTAAATCCTGTTGATATTTATTCAGCTACGTGGACTAATATAAATGGTGATTTGCCTACAGGAGTGATAGAGTAATATGTCACGTAATCAATTCCTTAATGTAACTGCCCTTATAAAGCAAAGACATAGCGGACAAGATGAATATGGTCAATTTGTATATAATTACACCGATAAATCATCCGCAATATGTTCTTTTCAATCATTAAGCGGTGGCGAAGCGATAGCATTAGGTTATCCTGTTAATTCTTTAGATATTAGGGCATATTTCAAGAAGGGAACTGATATCAAGGAAACAGACCAACTTATAATCAACAACGCTATTTATGAGGTTATATGGGTAAATAAGTTAGGGGCTAATGTAGGATTGACAAAAGGATTACAAGTTGATGGAAGATGGGTAGGCTATTGCGATAATAATTACACTGAGAACTTAATATTGCTTGAAGACAGATTTATTATTTTGACAGAGGGCGGATTTAGCTTGGAGCAGGAATAATCTCGTATATATAGTAGAGGAATTTTATTATGGCTAACTTAAAAATATCAGAATTGCAGGCAGTGACATCTTTGGAAGACAAGGATTTATTGGTAATTGCTAAATATGATGTTGGAACTGACACATATATATCCAAAAGTATTGAAGGGCAATATGTTGGTGGTAATTCTTCAGATGAGAAGGTAAAGTATGATGTAAATGACCCTACTGCCGGATATATTTTAGATAAATTTATTGCTGGCGATGGCATTAGTGTTTCAGAAGGGGTTGGAGCTGATGAAAATAAACTTGTCATAACCAATACAGACAAAGGCTCTAGCGTTGATTTAAGTGATTTTGTTCCATATACGGGAGCTACTGGAGATGTTGATTTAGGGGTTCATGGTTTGACGGCAACTGATTTAACAACAGATAGTGTTCAATTTGATTTAGCTGCAAATGTAACTGTTGCAGAAGGTGAATTAGCTTGGAACACAACAGACGGAACTTTAAATTTAGGAATGCCAGATAATGTAACTCAGCAAATTGGTCAAGAGTTATTTATTAAAGTACATAATCGTTCTGGGGAAACAATTACTAATGGTTCACCCGTTTACTTTGATGGTAGACAAGGTAATCGTCCTAAGATATGGCTGGCTAAAGCAGATTCCGAGACAACTTGTTGTGTTGAAGGTATAACAACGAACGATATAGAAGACAATACTGATGGATTTATTACAACATTTGGTTATGTAAGACAGATTAAGACAAATTATAGTGGTTCTGGAGTATGGGGAACTACTTGGAATGAAGGTGATAAGCTTTATGTATCAAAGGCTGTTGCTGGACAGTTGACTAATGTTCAACCTTCTGTTCCTCATCATTCAGATATAGTTGGTGAAGTTGCTATTGTTGGTGCTGCTGGTGTTGGTTCATTGTTTGTAAGGGTAGTAAGACATAAAGACTTTACTGATTTAGCTGACGTAAACGGAACTCCCTTAACAACTACTGGTCAATTCCCTTCTTGGCATCAAACAGAGGGTTACTTTGATTTTGATAAAAATATAAATGACTATCTACCAACAGCTACTGCTTCTTCTACCTACGCCAAACTAGACGGAACTAACCACCCTTTTACCTATGTTAAAACCCCTAAAATCCGCCCTAACGCTGACTCCACTACTGCTGTTCAGATAACTAAAGCCGATGGCACGACAAGTGTTTTGAATGTTGATACGACGAATAGTAGGATTGGTATAGGAACAAATGCTCCAACAAATGCTTTAACTGTAAATGGCGCTGCGAATATAGTGGGTAATTTAATTTCTGGAGATTACAGATTCTTAGATAAAAATCCAACATCAGTAGCAGTTTCTGGAACAGATAGTTTGTTACCTTTTATGTCAGGAATTTATGCCGACCAATTTGCTTTTAAGCCAATTTATGCTTTTGAATACCGCCAAGTATCAGATGGGGCTTGGATAAATGCGACAGGTATAAATAGTGGACAATATTTACTTGCTAACCGACCTGATATAATCACAATTAATGGAACATTATATGATGGTATGCGAATTACTATTACTAGTGGAAGTTGGTTAGCCTCAGCTATGGGTGTTCTTGCTCAATCTTGGAATAATCCAGTTAGTAGTAGTTTAAATGTAACTTGGGAAAGTGGAACAGCTCCAAGCACTTGGACGACTAGAAAGAACTATGTTACTCTTGACACTACTGCATCTGTAACACATTTTTCAACTATCGCCTATCATACGAGTGATAGTTACTGGAGAATAACTGCTGTAAAAGTAAAACCATCTTCAACCAATTTAGGTTTTAGTGGAGTTAAATTACTATCTGCTGAAAGAATGTTTGTTGGAGCTTATTCTGGTCTTCCGTTTACTTGGGATTATAATAAGAATGTTTTGGTAAGTGGTAAAGTAGGTATAGGAACAACTGCACCATCAGAAAAACTTGAAGTATCTGGAAATATATTGGCGACTAATCTAAGCGGAACTAATACAGGTGACCAAGATTTATATTCAACATTCGGTTCAACAACAGACGGAGCAGGAAGCGATATAACAACTGGCGAAAAAGGAAGAGTTGTAATGCCTTATGGTGGAGAATTAAAGGAATGGAGCATAACTACAAAAGAAGGAACTAGCGGCTCTATTGCGTATACTATAAATAAGAATGGAACAACAATGATTGGCGTTGGAACGAAACCTAATTTATCAAGTCAGTCTACAAACAGTTCAACTATAACTGATTGGACATCTGTTGTGGTTGCAAAAGGTGACGTTATAACATTTGTAGTTGATAGCGTTACGTCTATAGATTGGGTAAATTTGTCAATAACGGCACTAAAGACATAAAAAGGAACTTATGAATATATTTAAAGAATTGAATTTTGGAAGTTTGTCATCTTACGCTTATGGAGTTGATGCATACGATTCTACTAAATTAGGATTAGGCGGGATAATTACGCAAAGAACTGGAATAAATAAATCAGACAATTATGTAAGCCCACCTAATATTGGATTTGGTAGCCCTTTGGAAACATCTATTGGCATACCTTCTTTATTTTCATCTGCTATAACATGGACTTCTAACAAAGATTATGTTTTTTATGCCGATGGTGCTGCCGCTGCTGCTACCCGTAGAGTTCAATTATTTGAGTTGAATAGAACTACATTTGACTTTACTCTACTTGGCTTTATAACGCTTACATTCCCACAAGCAGGCAATAACACAATAAAAGGTATTAAAACTATATATGATACCTATACTACTGGAACAGCAAGCGTTAATGGAACTGCTGTAACTGGAACAAGCTCTTTATGGACTGATTCAAGATTGGCTGTAGGTTCAAGAATAGGTTTCGGCTCTAAAACTCCATCAGCAATAACTACTTGGTATGAAATTTCAGCTATAGGTTCAAATACAGGAATAACATTGACTACAGATGCTGGCGTTATTGCTGATGGTGACTATGTAATTGAAGAGTTAAGGATTGCTATTGCTGTCACTAATAATACTGTTGCTAACGGTGGATTAATGATTGTCAAAGGTTTAAGATTTGAATTGTTCAATATGACTGGAACAACTATATCAGCCGCAACTAATTTAGATAATATAAGAGCAGTATATTGGTTGAAGAATGCAGCAGTAAACACAAATACTGTATCATTAGGATTAGATGTAATAAAAAATAGCTTGACTTCTCAAGATTGTTATGTTTTAAATACAGTTGCCAATCCAATAATGTTCAAATATAATCTAAGAGCTGCTTTAACAGTTGTATCTGGTGCTTCAGAAAACGCATTTGTATTACTTTCTGGTGCTCATGGTGCTGTTACAGGAACTCCGACTCAAAATGGTAACTTCATAATTGCCACTGCTTCTCACGGAAACGGAAGTGGAATTCCTTGTGGATATTTTACTACATCAACAAGAGTATATAGGACTATTGATGTAAGGAATATAACTTCGGCGTCTACTCTTTGGGCTGGAGATAACTGTATTGAGAAAGCACCGTTTGGAGCTACTACATTTGCCGCTACTTCTACAATGAATAATATAGCTTACTCTGCTTCTATGGATGGATTTATCATAGCTACAGGTAATAGGATATACTTTACTAAATATAGAACAGATGGAAGTAACTTTGACAGGATATTGTTAAGTGATAATAAACAGTTAAATCAATATTCGGCATTTCCAAATCTTCCTAGATATGTATCATTTGGAACAGGAGCACCATTTTTAATAAGTGTAAACAACTGCATTACATATATAACATCTTCAACTATAACTGCTGGAACTAACTATATTTATGCGTTACCATTATGTGCTGAC